AAAGTCAGTTAGAGTTAAGTAAATTAGCAAGTAATTCCGCTAAGATTGAAAATGTAATGAAAGAGTTTGAAACTGCTAAGCAAAATATAGGTGCATCAGTTATATCTAAGTCTCCTACAGATATGTTAAACATGTATAGTGTTGCAGCCGAAAAAGCCCTTGAATTAAAGAATTTAGGCTTAGATGCTGCGGAAAAATTAGGCGATGTTGCTGCACCAATGATGGCTGCATCTGCAAATTTCATGTTGCAAGCTAGTGAAACTATTACTAAAGCAGTTAATTTCTTCTACGATGTTGTTGAAAACTTTGTAGATTATGTAGATGATTTTACTCCGTGGGATACTCAGCGAGAAAAAGATAAAAAAGCCGCAGAGGAGATAGCAAAAGCGCGAGCAGAGGCAGAAAAAAGTAGCACATTATTTAATGCTGCTGATGAAAAAAAGTCAATGAATGATAACGTGATACCTTTGGCTATTGGTGCGGCATTAAAAGCAGTTCCTATACCGCAATTTGCATTATTAGGTTCTTATATGGAAGATTCTGCCATTAAAAATATTTCTGTTCAGCAAGGTATATTAAATGCTAAGCAAAAATTGATTGAACAAAAAGTTGCGGAAAAACAAGGTCCGCAAATAATGAAAGATGCTAAAACAAAAGCGGAACTATTAGCAGAATTGCAATTAGAGCAAATGGTTAAGATGTCGGAGAGTTTACTTGTTAATAACGAAATTGGGGCAGATCAAGCTCATAATACAAGGAAACTTGTTAAGAAAACTAGAACAGAATCTGTGTCTAAAGAACCTCCTACACATAAATAAATAGAAATCAAGAGAGAAATAATATATGTCATGGCGTAAAACATGGAAACCTGTCAACACTGTACTACCAATTCCTAATAACGGAACGAGTGGCTCAGCGTACAGTACATCTAAATTCAACAGCTGGTTACCAGAAGTGTATCAAGGGCCACCTGATCGTCTACAGCGTTATGTGCATTACGAACAAATGGACATGGATCACGAAGTATCTTCTGCGCTAGATTGCTTAGCTGAGTTTTGCACACAGCCTAATCAAAGCAACTATACACCATTTGAATTTGAATTTTACGAAACACCTTCTCCTACTGAAACAGAAATTTTAGTTAGGACGTTAAAGCGTTGGGTTAAAATTAACGAGTTTAACAAAAGAATGTTCAAAATCTTCCGCTCTACATTAATGTACGGAGATCAATTCTTAATAAGAGATCCGGAAACATATAAATTGTTCTGGGTAGATCCGCACAAGATTGAAAAGATTATAGTAGATGAATCGGAAGGCAAGAAAATAGAAACATATTTTATTAAGGATATGGATTTAAACTTGCAGACATTAGTTGCTAGTAATACTACTACGATGAATAAAAGTCCTTGGTCATCTACTACATTTTTACAAAATAATACAGGTTATCAACGTGTTGCACCTGCACAGAGCTATGTTTCTAGTTCTAGCACTAACAATAATCAGTCAATGGAAGTTGATGCTAAACACGTTATACACGTAACAATGACAGACGGCTTAGATAATGCATGGCCGTTTGGTGTTAGTGTATTGGAACCAGTTTTCAAAGTGTTTAAACAAAAAACATTGCTAGAAGATGCAATGTTAATCTACAGAATACATAGAGCGCCAGAGCGTAGAATATTCAAAATTGATACTGGTACATTGCCGCCAGATAAGGCGCGTCAGTACATTGAGCGTATGCGTTACGAAATACAGCAAAAGCGTATCCCTAATAAAGATGGCGGTGGCCAAAACGTAGTTGATGCAAGTTACAACCCAATGAGTACACTTGAAGATTATTTCTTCGCAGTAGGTGCAGACGGGCGTGGGTCAACTGTTGATACATTACCGGGCGGTGCAGGTCTTAACGAAATAAACGATATGTTGTATTTCAGTAATAAGATGTTTAGAGCATTAGGTATACCTAGCTCTTATATGCCAACTGGTCCAGATGATGGTTCAGCTGCAAGCAGCGACGGTAAGGTTGGTTCTGCTTTTATACAAGAGCATCGTTTTACTGAAAAGTGCAAACGTCATCAACGCCAGTTAGCTAGTACGTTCGATCATGAATTTAAAATGTATTTGAAACATAAAGGTATAGACATTGACAGTTCTATATTTGATTTGAAATTCTCTGATCCACAAAACTTCACTGAATACCGTCAATTAGAAATAGATGGTGTAAGAGCTACGTTGTTTGCGAGCATGGCAGAAGTACCTTATATTGCTAAACAGACTTTGTTGTCTAGATACTTAGGTTGGACTAACGAAGAGATTATGAAAAACGAATCTTATTGGAAGCAAGAAAACGGCGTGAAGTTACCATCTGATAAAGATGCAAGTCAGTCTGGTTTAAGCCAAGTAGGATTATCTAGTAATACATTTAATCCAGATTCTGACTTAGACATGGGCGAAGCAGACACGGAAGGCGGAGAAGATATGGACATGGAAGACGTGTCTTCTGAGCCTGTATCAGATGAAGAAATTGACGATTTCGGACAGTAATAAAAAATCAACTAAAACGATAAATAACTATATATGAAAGCAAAAGAACTGTTACTAGAATTTTATAATCCAGAAGACGATCAGATGTTTAAGAGAGAAATATCTGACACCCGTCGACCTAAGCTAACATTGCGCCATTTACACAAATTGCGCAAAATGAGAGATTTAGAAGCGTTGGATAATAAAAATAGGGAAGAATTTGTTAAACAAATGTATAGTTCTCCTGCTGAATAATCAAAAAATTTCATTAAATAGATTAAAAATCGCGATTTTTAGTCTATTTTCACGCATATCTAAAAAATAATAATAAATATTTGCATGTAGTTTAACAACCAACTTAATTTTAAAGGAGAACGACAATGTCGCACCAAAAGAAACTTGAACAAGTTCTTGAGTACATTATCAATGAAGAATCAGAAGCGGCTTCTAACCTATTACATCAAATAATGGTAGAAAAGGCTCGTGATATTTATGAAGAATTAGTTACTTAAGACGAATACGAAGATGATGACACTGCTGGCGAAGACTTTGGTTCTAGCGAAGATGCAGGTGAAGAAGAAGGCGCAGACGATGAATTCGGCGGCGATCCAAAAGATGAATTTGCAAGTGATATTGAGTCAGGTGCAGATGAAGGCGCAGACGATGAATTTGGTAGTGAAGATGAATTCAGCGGCGAAGACGAGCGTTCAACTGACGAGCGTTTAAGTGACATTGAAGAATTGTTGCAATCATTTTTAGCTGACCTTGGAAACATGGCCGAAGTTGAAACTGAAGAGCACGGTTTTGATGTAACTGGCGACGACGCAGGTGAATTAGAACAAGATCAATTAGGTGGCGACGAGTTCGGCGATGACCAGTTTGGTGACGACGAGTTTAGCGACATTGATGACAATTCAGATGAAATTGAAACAGAAAGCATGTTCCATGAATCATTTGACGAAAAAGAAGTGTCTGTCGATATGAAAGGTGAAGGTAAGTATTCTGGCACTGGAGCAAAAACTCCTAAAGCAGCAGTTAATACTAAATCCATGTACAGCACAGCACCTAATAAAGTGTTGCCTGACAACGGAGCTAAGCCAGTAAAAACAAACAACGGTGGTTCTGGTAAACAAGTAGACAAATCTGCTAAAAATGAAAAAGCAACTACCGCTGGTGTTGAAAAATCACAAAAAGCTGATATGTCAGGCGAAGGAAAATACTCTGGTACTGGAGCAAAAACTCCTAAATCAGCAGTTAATCCTACTGCACCATTAACTAAGCCAAGAGTGTAATAGATAATTATGTCAAATCAACTATTTGAATATTTTAGCCCTAATAGAGCAAATATTATAGTAGAAAGAAGTGCCGACGGCAAAGATCACTACATGAAAGGGATCTTTGTTCAGGCTGACATAAAAAATCAAAACATGAGAGAATATCCATTATCGGAAATTACTCGAGCAGTACAAACAATTAACGAAAAAATACGTGATGGACAAAGTATTTTAGGCGAATTAGATCATCCAGAAGAGTTGTCGATAAACTTAGATAGAGTTTCTCACATGATTACTGAAATGTGGATGGAAGGTAAAGACGGTATTGGTAAACTTAAATTATTACCAACTCCGTGTGGTAATATTGCAAAGGCACTACTTGAATCTGGTGTGCGATTGGGCGTAAGTTCAAGAGGCTCAGGAAATGTTAGTAATAACGGTAGTGTAAGTGACTTCGATATGATTACAGTGGACATAGTTGCACAACCTAGTGCTCCTAATGCTTACCCAAGATCAATATACGAAAGTTTGTACAATATGAAAGGTGGTAGTGCAGTAATGGAAGTGGCTCGTGCAGTTTCGCAGGGTGACCCTAGAGCTAAACAATACCTTCAAAGGGATGTAATCAGATTCATTCGTGAACTGAAACTATAACCAGGAGATAGACAACATGACATCTAAGTTTGAA